AATGCAAAGTTCTCTATCTTGTTCTTGATTGGAGGACTATTGAAAAATAAATGCCAAGGTTCATAGATTGACCTGACAAAACCTTCTCCCAAGGTACAAGTTCTATCTGCAATTTTTACAGGTCGACTTAGATATGTCGCTAACTGAAATTCATCTGTCGCAATATCTTGAGCCACTTCATCCATCTTGCCGGCGAAACCTTCGGTATCGCCGACAGTGGCCATGAATTCCACTACTTCTTCAGTGTCATCAACAACTTTAGATTGGAAAACAAGGCCAAGAACATTTGGGCAAAGCCCATTGTATTGATTGTCTAGGTGTTCTAATTCTAGATAATCACAGCAATTAATTTTGTTAAAAGATTTAGTGAGTCGTTTTACAACTGCGGTTTAAACTCATACACCGCAGAGGAGTATATTTGTTGATTGCTGCTAAAATCATGCTAAAAAACATTACGATCCAGGCCGTACAGCTCTACATACTTCCACGCTCATAAAATATAAAATATACAGTTATACAGATATGCAGTAAATAAACATGCAGCCCAAGTTGCTATAGATGATGGGGACACCTGGAGTAGAAATCTACTCTTTATCACACAGCGCGGGATCGTACTCAGGGAGTAACTCACCCAACAAGGTGTCATATGTGGCCAATTGCTGGCCTGGGAGATATTTAAAAAGGTCGTACTTTGTCATAATCTGTAAGAAGATCACTCTGTATTTAGATGACATTTCCCTACCATAGAAAAACATTTCCCGATTTGCGCTTAAAATTACCATGGCGACTCTCTCCTCTTCAGTTATTGAATCAGATGTGAGTCCCACCATTAGCATTTTGACAATAGATGCAGATTCTAAACATCCTACTACTAAAGGAAGATCCTCATGCATTTGGAAGTTTCTTTTTAAAAAAGACACTTCACTCATACCTATAAAGGGTCTAGACTCAGAAGTTTTATCAGGCATAGTGTAAATAACACCAATTTCCAATAATATTTCTGAAACACTAGTGTGATTAAAAAAGGAGCAATGCTTTGAAACACCACTCACATTATCATCACCATATGTAATTAACGCTACATTTTTCTTAAATGTAGCAATCTCCTTTTCAGGATTAGTTACATAATAAGCATAACGAATATATAGTGAATTAACAAGAGAATTGATAATAACCGTAAGCGGATGACCACTTGGA